ATCCCCATTTTACCTCTTGAGTTATAAGCTTGATTAACCATGCTTATAATCATGTTTTTTCTTGTAGCAAGTAGTTCATCAAAACCTGCTGCATCTACAGTAGATATATTAAAATTAACAGTAGCTCCCATGCCTTGTCCTTTTGTATGATCTATAACTGTTTCGTTTGGATGTAGTATTGCAGGAAAGCCACCCTTTCCATCTAATCCACCTGCTCTAGCACCCATGCCTGTATATCCACCACCTTCAAATACTGGTGCGCCACCACCACCTGAAGGTGGTTGTGGTGTAGGAGCAGTAAAACCACCTAAAAAATCTCTAAATGGATTTATTATTTGCTGTGTGATTAGCTGCTGAATAGCAATACGCAAAAGTTGCTCTACAACATAATCTGCAAAATCTTTGAATGATAATTTTCCCTGTCTCAATCCATCAATAATTGCATCTTCAAATTTTTTCATAGCATTAACAGCAAGAGTATCTAGAGCTTTTGATAAATCTTTTATTGAATCTATATACGCATTGATAGGATTTACTCTATCTAGTTGGTTATTAGATTTTACTAATGCTTCAGTAAATCCATCCTGACCATCTCTTAAATCTTCAAGTGTAATTTTATATCGCTCTACAGTTGTTGCTACTTTTTCTGCTCTATTACCATAGTCAGATGTAGTTTCATTTAGTCTTTCTTGCTCCTTTTCAAGTGGGAATATAGATCTGTTTAAAGCTCTTACTTCGTCATTAATAACACCAAAAGGTGATACTTTCATTTTTTGAAAATCAAGAAAAGCAATTCTTGCTTCAATAATACCTAACTTGGCTTGATTAAATAATTTTGCTGTTTCATCAGCAAAATTACCAAAAGCTCTTATTGTATTAGCTACAAAATCTATAATTGAGTTTTGCACAAATACAGCAATTCCATCTATACCCTCAAACTTTTTAATAATAGCTTCTATTTTATCTGCAATAGTTTCTCTTAATTTTTCAAAAATAGGTAAAAAACTAGCTGAAACATTATTAACAAAAGAGCCTATTTGCATTTTAATCACACCAACAGCATCGTTAAAAGCTTCAACTCTTCTTATAGTTTTTGTAGATAAAATTAAACCTAATCGTTCTGCTCTATCAATAAAACCATCCATACCTCTATTTGCTAAATCTTCAAGAGCATTTGTAAGTAAAATACCTTGTCGACCAAACAAGTTAGCTAGTGCTGTTGCTTTTTGTGTTTGACTTCCAAGACCACTTATACCAATCGCTACTTCTTCTAATAAAGTATCTGTAGATTTAAAATGACCATCCGTAGTTTCAAGCTCTACACCAAGAGCTTTAAAAATATCAGTCATAGTTTTAAGACCACGCTGAGAATCACCAACCGATCTTGCAAATTTCTCAAGTGCTTTATTAGCACCTTCAATATTTGTACCTGATTCTCTAGCAGCTAAATGAAAAGCTTGAATAGCAGAAGTAGTAATACCTGTTCTCGTTGCAGTTTTGCCAATGGCATCAATAAAGTCAAAAGATTTATTTACAACTAAAGCTAAAGCACCTGCTGCTGCTGTAGCAGCTAAACCAACACCTGCTACACCTTTTGCAGCACTAGCTGAAGCTGAACCAACTCCTTTTAATCCTTTAGTTACAGAATTAAAAGCAGCTTTAGTTCTATCTACTGCTGAAAGTTCAAATTTTACTTGTCTCTTTGCCATTACTTCTTGCTCTCTTCTTGTTTTAATTCAAAGTATGCAATCCAACCTTGATACTCTTCGATACTAATACTTTGCAATTCTTGTAATGTCTTGCCTAGTTTTTCTGCTAGCGCATATTGGAAAAACAAATTAGTATCTTTTTTTACTTTTTTTTAACATCCTCAATAGGCTCTTGACCCATTATTTGTTGTGCTACACGCATCAATACTTCTCTATCTACATTGTTAAGCAGATCATTCTTATTACCAATGTCAAATAGTTTATTGCCATCGGCATCAAGAGCTTTATAAATTAGCACATAAGCCATCATCGTAAGATCATCCTCTTTACTAAGTCTATACAACTTTGAGGTTTCGCCTAGTGATAATGGCTTACTGTAAATGTATAAAGGCTCATTTTCATCTCCCCATTCAGGAACTTCAATCTTAGTGATCTCTTGACCGCTAAAATGTTGTTTGGCTTTATCTATAACTGACATTAATAAGTGCCTGTTGTTAAGCCACCTGTTCCTTGAACAGTAATAGTAGATTCTACTAAACCATCAAAAGAAGATGATACAGATTTACCTGTAACAATTGCTGTGCCTGTTAGCTTCACATCACCACTTGCTGTTCCTTCAGGAGCAAAATTAAGTGTTACGGATGAACCTACAGATAAAGCTGTTTGTCCGTTAGTATCAGTTTCATCATATAAAACATCAACTGATCCACTAAAGTCTTTTATAGAAGCTAAGTAAGTCTTTGATGAATCACCCATAGATGTATCTTCAACCACATCAATAGATTCATCTATACTAAAACTTCTGATTTCAGCAATAGCGTTAGAACCAACTTGTACAGTACCTTCCTTTCCTAAGTGAGTTGCCATAGTTATTCCTCGTTTTTACTTTTAGAAGAAGATTTAACTTTATCTTTCGATGGGATTGCTTCTTCTTTCCAACCCTTACTCAATAAATACTCAACACTATCAGGGTGAGCGTCTATAGAACTTTTACCATTTGGACTAATTAATTTCATAATTTTCCCTCTAAACTGCTACATCAGGATTGGTTTCCTGAACATAGTATTTTGTTAAAAATGTAAGCGAAACAAAACCCATTGGTTGTTCGCCTTCCGCATTAAACTCTATTTCTGTTGATTCTAAAAAAGTGTCTTTTGCAAGACCGCCTAGTGTAGTATCAGCAGCAATAGCTTCTTCAACTTCTTTGCATATTGTATCAATAGTATCATCAAAATTAGAAGTTCCCTTTGCATAGCCTTCAACTACTACGCTTAAATCTCTTTGCATTACTCTATCAGTATGCATAACCAATGGTTCAGATGTTTCTGATTTTGTGTAAATTACTAATGCAGGCAAAGTATCTAAAGGATATACCCTAGATTCATGCACTCTTGTTCCTGTTGTTGTTAAATTATTTAGATTAGTTCCAAAGTATTCTCTAATCTGTTGTCTTACATGATTTGCCATTACACTTCTTCCAGTATCAATTCTGTAAAACCTGTTCTATCTTTTTGCACATTAACTATAGTATAGTTTTGAGCAGCTTTTAAAGTATTACCATCAACATCTTTTATAGCCTCTACATTTAATAAATCACCAAAAGATGCGTTTGGTACATCAACACTTCTTGCATGAGCTACTGGTTTTAGAGCTTCCAACCCAATACCCTCGTCTTGCAATATAAATTCATTGTTCAAAATAACACTTATAGATGAAGCAGTACCGCTTCTTGTATAGGTTGCTCCTACACCATGACCATAATCTTTATCTAAATAATTCAGCATATCTGCTTCTGTTTCTAATCTAAATTGGCTCATTGTTTCTGTAACACCAATGAAACTAAACCTGTATTATCAGGCTCAACTGTTTTTACTAAAAATGTAGTTGCTGCAACAAGTGTGTTTCCCTGATCTGTTGTTATAGCATCTACTCTTAATTCATCGTTTTGCGATATAAATGGAACGTCTGTAGCTTTAACTACTGCTCTCGGTTCAAATCCATCTACATCAACTGTACCACCACCGATACCAAAATATTCCTGATCTATAATTAAATTAATAACACTTGTATTTCCATCATCAATAAAACTCATGGTATCTATCAGTGGAAAATCATCAAAGAAGTTCTGCTGTTTTTCAATAAAAGTACCTGTAACACCATGACCTGTTGTGGTTTCTACATAGCTTGAAAAATCAGCAGCACTCTCTAATGGCATTATTTTTTACTTCTTTTCTTAGGTTTAGGAGTTTCAGATTTTTCTAATCCTACGCTTCTATTAGTTTCTTTTTTTGGCTTGCCTTTGTATTCTTCAGCTTTACCATAACCAACCAATGATCTTCCTTCATCAATAGGAAGCTCAACCACATCACCTGCTTTTACCTTTTCTTTATTAGCAACTGTGTCGCTTAGTATTAAATATTTCATATACCCACCTTTTCTAAGTTGGGTGGCAATTAAGCCACCCATTTTGTTAGTTGTTAAAACCACTCAATTATGAAGCAGCACAGAAAGACACAGCGTGTCTAACAGCTACATCAACTGATTGTAAAGCAACAATTCTAACTGTACCTGAACTTGAAGATGTATAAGGATCAACAACAATGTCTAACCCTCCAAACATTCCAATAAGTAAGTCATTGAAGTTACCAAACACATAATTGTTTGCAGTTAACTGTGGAGATACAACTGCTCTGTAGCCATTGATCTCGTCATTAACAGCAACAAATTGCGCTGTGTTGGTTGCTTTTTCAGTAGTTTTCAATGTGCCATAGTTAGTTGGATGCACAATATAAGCTAGATCGCCAAGTAATGCATTATCCACTCTGACTGCTGTTTCCATTTGCACCATCTCACTAAAAGTTGGGGCAGCAGCACTTGAAAGTGATACTGTGTTAATTCCTGAAGTATTAGTAATACCTGTTGGATTACCTGAACTTCCTGAACCTTCTAATGCAGCATCATCAATAGCAATAGCCATTGAAGCAGCTAAATCGTTTCTAACTA